TACTTTTAACGCATCTGCTAGAGAGAGCATCTTTCTGTATTTAGCTGCGCTTAACATATATGTAGGATATGTATCGTGTTTATTGGTTCTTACCTTTAACTCTACTAACGCTTTTAATTTTCCTTTCTTGGTGCAAATTAGTCTATCTATTCTGCTTAACTTAGGCGTAGTTATACATACGCAATTTAATTTTTTAGCAAGCATTTGGAAGATAATCTGTTCCTTAGTTCTATCTTCATCTTTTTCGTATATAGGTCGCACTCTTACTCCTTAATGTATTACGTTTTCATCGACGGCTGCTACCGCAGCTTTTCCACGTTCGTTAGCAATCTCCAAAGTCTTTCTATTGTTAGCCATATAAAGTTCATCTGCTATCCACCCTTTACCCAGTACAGTGCAGAAATCAAAATGTAGGTTTGGGTAAGTTTCCTTCCAACGCACAAAAGCATCGCTTGCTAAATCTTCATCCGCATAATGCCCATCTACAAACGTTGTATCTCCAATATCCACTATTATTGCGTAGTAACTCATAACTACCTCCTGTTATGTTCACAGCTAGTAACGGGGCAAAATTTACACAACCCACTTTCAACTGCGTTCCATACATCTTCTTTAGAAGCCGCTTCAATTCTTTCTAGTAGTTCATCGAATACATTTATGTATGCTTTATACATATCGGCTGTGTGTTCTTTAGATATAAACTTTTTACATACTACAAAAGACAGAGCGGACTTTATCTTTTTTACTTCAGGAAAGTTTATGAAGACCGCCCCTGCAAGTAAATCTAACTGTTTAGTATCCGCATAGTTTGCACTTTTGCCTGTCTTATAATCTATAAGATACGCTTTGTCCTCGTTTATTATCAGTAAGTCAGCTATACCCCTGTACCAAACATTTTTTGCAAAGAATTTAGTAGGTTCGTAGACATCATCATACTTAGCTACCCCAAGTCTAATTTCACAATGTTTGTCCCCTTTGATGTTATTAAAAGTATCGAGAGTGCGCTGCATAAAGTCGTACTTTTTTGGTAACTCACTTCCGTCTTTTATATATTCTTCAGCAGCTTTATGCACTAAGTTGCCATACCTTGTAGCAACGCTACCTGTATCCTTAACATCTTTCTTAACATACATATGGTAGTATTTTTTAGGGCATTGTTTAAAAGAGTTAACCTTACTGTAACTCCAAGTTGTCATAGTAGTCCCATCTTGATTAACTCTTGTCGGTTCTTTTCGTGAGCTGCTTTAATTTCTTTTTTATTCTGTCCTTCATAAGGAACAGCCAACTTTGATTGGAGTAAGAACTTCGTAATCCATCCCTTTGACGTTTTGATATCTCCCAACCATCTACCAAATTTTCCTTTCTCCTTCGTTCTAAGGACGTACGTTTCTCCAACTCTACATTCCTTCTTGACGCATTCTTTTGCGAGTAACCCATGTAGCTTCTCCTTCTTATTTCTAGTGCGAGATTCGGGTGCGTCAATTCCAAACAAACGAATATTAACGCCCCTACCATCGTCACCCCTAAGAGTGACACCAAAACCCAAGTCGATGTCCACGCGTAACCCATCACCATCCGTAATAGATCGTATAGTGCAACTGTATTCATACAACATATTCCTCTCCTTTCTTGTATATAACTGTTTCACGCAGTATTGCTTTCTCAAAGTAATGGCACTTCAAGCAGTACCACCCCACACGTTTGTGTGTATCCATGTTAAGTACTTCTTCTGAAGTAGCCCTACATCTAGAACAAATGTTTGTGGTAAGGTCATCACTCACCCTCGTCTTCCTGTGGCTCGTCTTCTATTGCAATTACAATTCTTTCAAGTAGCTTAAGAAACTTCTCAACGTGCTTGTCGTTCGTATCGTGGTCATCAAGTTCTATAGTTATTTTCATATTATCCTCAAATTTAGTGCGTGCCCCCAAGGAAAAAAGGAGTAAACCCTTAAGACACGTCTAACCGTAGCGTGGTTTCTTCGGCGCATACACATGAGAGAGTGGGAAACTGCTTAAAGCCGCTTCAAAGGAGACTCACGTTATACGCTGTGGGTGTTTTTAGGGAAGAATGAATAAAAACCCCGCCCACCGCCCACTGGGGCTAACAAGTTCCATAAGAATTACCATAACCTCCCTCACAATCGAGGGGTAAATCAAGCGCCCATTTAGGTTTTATTTTCATAACCTTCTCTACTAACTGCATCGCTTCCTCGGCTTCATCCTCTGGGACTATACAACCTATAGCATCATGTACCGTCATAACAACTTTATATTTCTGTGCTACACGAAGCAACTGTTCACCAATAACAATTCTTGCCAGTGCTTGGCACACGTTCTCAATAACTTTGCCTCCATATATCCTAGTAGACATAATGGATCGACCTTTCCGCGTGTCGTATACAATCTCAGTCCTGCCATCTTCGTCCCTCTCCCTTCTTAGGTTTGGGTACTTAACATATAAACCGTTAGGGAGCTTTATACCTTTAACACCATCCACCATAAGTATTTTAGAGCAGCCAAAGTAAGCAACTTTATCTTGCATAATAATATCTAATTTGTCGCCCGCCGCTCTCCATAGCTTAGGTATACCCGCATAAGTGCTTCTGTATACCTTTATAATACGTTCACATTCTTCCTGTTCCAGTTCCACTCCAAAGTTCTTGAGCTGGTTTCTAAACTTAAGTGCGCCCATTCCATACCCTGCACCTAGTATAGTAGTCTTACCCACAAACCGTTCTTCTTTTGATATGTCATCTTCGGGCTTATCGTAGATAGCAGAGGCCATCATTTTGTATACATCATCACCCCTGTCGAACGCTTGAACCAATTCGTCCTCCTCAGACAACCACGCCAGAGTCCGCGCCTCTATCTGAGATAGGTCACAATCCACAAACTTGTACCCTTCTGGAGCGCACATTGCTTTTTTAAGCTCACTGCCTCGCGGTAAGTTCTGCATATTAATCTTGTCATCCCCACCCCATCTGCCTGTGTGGGCAGCGTAGTAGCGTAGTGGTATGGGTAGCTTGCCCCTACTGGCAATGTCCAAGAATCGCTGTGTCCTTGTTTCTTCGATGGTAGACCTTACTCCTAATCTAGCAGCTACAAGAGCCTGTACCGACGGATTTTTGTGGTCCTGAAGCGCCTTAAAACCTTCATCACTTTTGGCAAAAGCAAACGTCTCTTTACCTGTAGCAGGGCTTACCTTCGTAGGGGGTTCAATGTTGTACTCACGGAGCAACTCAGCAAACTGTGGGTTAGAAGTCAGTTGTGTTTTCTCATGGGTAATCTTAGCCATTAGAGCTGCTTTAGTATCTACTACTTCTTTTAAATGCTGGTCAAGTATATCTTTATCTAATTCTAGAGCAGGTTCGGTAAACATACGTAGGGTTAAGTCTATTAACGACAGTTCAAAATTAGGAAACCCTTTTCTCAACACCTTAAATAGTTTGTGCGTCAGCTCAACGTCTTGTATGCAGTACCCACCATATGCTTTTAATTCTTGGGGTGTAAAATCCAAACGCTTCTTACCTATCGCGTCATGCACCTCGGTTCCTTTCTTACCTAGTTCGTAATACTCAGATAAAGCTGCTAACCCCCCACCCACTTCAATAGAGTGGATAGCGCGTGACATTGCTAACGTATCAGCAATCAACTTGGGTTTAATACCAAAGTGCCAATTAAGGATAGCCATGTCGAACATAGCGTTGTGGGCTAAAGCCACAGAGTTTGACCAATCAAACTGAGATAAAAATTGTTTTACTTGGTTCTTGCTACCAGAAAACCATTGTGCCGCAGCAGCTCTGCTTGATGATAGTTCCTGCCCATTGCATTTAACAGCAACTCCGATGACTTCAAAACGAGGGTCACGTATATATTCTTCAGTAGTGAGTTTACTTAAACTAAAATCTTTTGAGTAGTAAGTTTCAAAGTCAAGGGTGAGTAGGTTCATGGGATGCTAAGTACTCTTGGAGCACTCCTAAGTTATCTTCGTTAATTATAAATGTTATGCCTTTGGCTTTGTTAATAGCGGTAAGCTCTCGTTCTTGTAATGGGGTAGGTTTGTTTGCACCTGCTTTACATTCCACACCAATGAAACGTCCTCGGTAACAAACAATTATATCTGGCACACCGCTACGACCAAAGCCGTAGGTTGCAGGGAAGAAGTAGTAAGCCTCGTATTCTTTCAGTAGCTTGACTACTTTATTCTTAACTTTCTTTTCGGGGGTAAGAGCCATTCAGATAGAATAGCTTAAAGGTTGGACTTTGTAAAGTAAAAAGAACCCCGCCCGAAAGCGGGGTATAGTAGGAAGGTTGCATAGGAATTCCTATGCAGATTTTGGAAGGGCTATCTTTTTGTTTTTAACTTGTAGCCATCCTCGCTTGTAGGATGCGTACTTGCTTTCGTTCATTGTCGGGTCTCGCTTGCGTACCTCTGCTAGAGTAGGACAAGACCCATCATCCTTTTGTTTCTTCATCATCGTTCTCCTGTGTCATCGTTTAAAAGCATTTTAATAAAAGCATCTTGGGTTGGTTGCTTAAGGCTCGGTACTTCTGGATTATATTTTTCTAATTGGTCAATATCAATGTGATCTGACATATAGGAGTAGTCCCCGTCAGGATTAGAATACAGTTCAACTTTGCCGTCTTTATCTTCTTTTGGATTACCATCTTCATCCACCAAGTAATACACTACGTCCCAAGCTTCTGCGCTATATTTTTTTTCTTTACTCATCATCGTTCTCCTTTTGAAGTATTCCATACCGTTCTTCAAGAATTGCTGCTATTTCATCAAACAAACTTTGCAAGTCTGCCGTTGTCCATGTGTTGTAATTCAAATCTTCACTCATCATCGTTCTCCTCAAGTGGAAATATAATTCGACAGTAATCGTCTTCGTGTTGGACTACCTCCCACTTATGAGTTGGGCAAGTGTCCATCCATTTCCAGAAGTCTTCATTATTCATCATCGTCCTCCTTTATCCCTACAATGTTTCCATCGTTAGGCCAGTTCTCATCTTCAGCAAGAATGTCTTGCCATCGTTGTTGGTCTAGGGCTACGCGAGTAGCCCCTTCCTTATCTGCTTTGTCAACGTGTTCCTCAAGTACCCTACGTATTTCTTTGGTATAGCTAGGAAACTCTTTGAAGTAATCTACTACATACTTAGGTAGTCGCACGTTGGTGTGTAGCATGGAAGGCTTTGCTCCCTTGCCTCTAGTTTGTTTATCATTCGTCGAAGTCAAAATTTAGTTCCTCCGTAATATAGAATTTATCAGCAGTAGCTTTGTAACCTACTCCATCGATGGCTGTGTTATTTTCTGCAATTTTAAGTAAACCAATAGCAGTGAGTACATCTTCAGAAAGATCATCACGTTTCATACGCCTGACCTTCCCCGCTGCTGCTGAATAGTACATACTCTCTTTGAGAAAGATAAACTGACCTTTGCTATCTTCTATAGACTTATTAAGACTATTCGTAATTGCTATAGCTTCTTTATCTTTTGCTTTCGACTCTAGTTGTTTACTCATACCATTCGCTCTTACAAACTCAAGTAGTTCGGGATTTTCACGTCCGAGCATCGTAGTTAGCACCTCTATAATGTCACGACTTGCATCGTCTCTTCCCCTCTTTAGTGACCAAGTATGGTCAGCCAAAGCACCCATCACATCAAGCTCCACTGTCTCCATTTCTTCATACAGGGTGAGAGGATAAAAGTAACGAGCAAAAATATTTTTCGCTGTAGATATCTTTGAAGTTTTCTTGCAGTCGCCTCGTTTTATATCCGCGCTTACTCGTTCATTGCGAAACTCCATCGAGTCGTTGTAGTAACTCCAATCTATCTTGCCCAAACATTCTTCATCGTTGAACACATACATATGTTTCATGTAACCTTTCTTGCCATCAAGAACAGTATCAACCCAGAATGTATATTCTGGATGTCTCTCAGATACATGAGTCAAAAGACCAACTGTAAAGTCAGCGGTATCTCTGTTGATAAGCTGATGTGGGTCTAACACACAGTCCATCAATACATTCCTTGGCATGTTTGTAAACGACCCATGTTCTTTATCTTTTATTTTTCTCAGCATTCTTTTTACTTTAAGACCATTGTGTGTATATACTTCTCTCATATCATACCTCCTACCAATCGTATGAATTAATAATAGAGTCCACTTCTTCCTTCACTGTCTTACGCACAGTGCTAGAGTCTTTGAACATTTCCTTTGTTTTACCTACCATAATATCCTCAAGACGTTGACGTGCTTCTTCGATCTTGGGGTCATCAGTTAAGTTCATATGCTTTAGCATACGGCATAGGTCTAACGGATTAGAAACAAACGTGTCATGCCATCGTCTATTATCATCCTCAAAGTTTTCATAATCTTCCTCATCCGTACACTTCGCACTTATACCTTGCAGCTCTTTGAGTATCCGTTTCTCATTCTCCTTGCTGGCTTCAGCTACCTTACGTTCTACTTCTGCATCGCATGAAAGTTTAAGTTCCTCCATCTCCTGCGCGGGTAAGTCCACGCAAAAGTGTCCTGACTCTGGTACAGGTACAGATGCAAAGTCCCAGTAAAATTTCCCCATGACTTCACTCACTGGTGGGTAGTCAAGTTCGTTGAACATCTCTCCTCTATGTTCTTCAGCAGTCTCACGATAACTGAAATACTTAACTCGAAAGGTATCTACCAACTGTTCAAACCCCACTCGTTTTAAGTTGTGTTGAGATTTGTAGTCTAAGAATAGACTAGTAGGACAAAGCCGATAACCACGTTCATCCCAAGGCAACGTCATGGTGTTATGCCATAGACGTGACCCCGCTGCATATTTCTGGATATCACTATGACCTGTTGAACCCACCATCAGGTTGTCATACATACGCATGGCTTTGGGACTAGCTTTCTTGTTTAGAGCAACCTCATGTTCAAGTTCTTTGTTACGCTTGCTTGCTCCCCATACACCAATACTTAGACGTACCAATACTGCACTGTTTGCTATTGCACTCATATCTTTCTCCTTTCTCTGTCATTTATGTAGCGTTCATCGTTTCTTAGTTCACCTGTAGGATCATTTTCTGCAAGCCAATCGTTTAGAAGTAAAGTTATAACTTGGCTAATGGTTAACTTAACTCCTATCTTGGCAGACATAACAACCACGCAATCCCACAGTATTTTTGTGGCTTCCACGCTTGCGGTTACGTTTTTACTTTTAAGAGCGTTCTTCTTTCTATACTCTGTATTTCTAGCCTTTCGCTCCTCGTCACTCAAACGTGGTCTACCTCTTCCTCTTTTTACTTCACTCATGTCGTTCTCCTTTAGTCAATGTTAATTGTTTTACCCATAGGGGCAGTTATTGTTTTGCGATTAGCGATACCCCACAACACAGGGACAGTCCAATTACCCCAGTCATTAATCTCTCCATCGGTGAGTACCACGACGCAATCTGGTTTGATGCCTTCCTTCTCCATGTAATCAACCACACACTGAGGGGTAGTTCCTCCTCCACCCATTGGGGTCTTAAGTTCTGGAGCGTCCTTTAGTTGGTCACTGGTGAACACACCTCGATACTCAACACTCCCATCCCAGTCAAGCAGATGAATCTTGTCAACGTTGAGGGTGTTACATATACCAACCATTTCGCTTGTCACCTCTGCCAATCTGTTCTCGAAATACATAGAGCCAGATGCGTCACGCGCAAACACAATCTCATTAATGCTATTACCTTCTAGCGTAGGCATAATGATGTCTTCGTGTAAGAACCGGCGGTTGGGTCTGCGCCATGTAGAACGTTCCTTCTTACGGCAAGTCGCATTGAGGAATATACGCAACGCTACTCGCCAATCTACTTTCGGTGTTACCAACTCACCAAGACCTAGCGCATCGCGCAGCCCCGCTGCACCCGCTCGCATCCCGTGGATACTTTGTCTTACCGCTTCGTTGATATCACCTTCGACTTGTTTCTGTTCTTCCTTGGACAGTTTATTTGCTCCTTCCCAATCGTGGTCATCAAGACCACCACCTCCTCCTTCTCCCCAATCTGGATTGTCTTTTGCCTTCTCAAACAAGTCATAGAAGATAGCTTTCACTGACCAATCGTGGTACTCAGGCATATGTATGCCTATGCGTTTACCATCTTTCCCCACTGGAAACTCGATGTACATTGACTTGGGGTCAGCGGTCACAAGACGATCATTGATCCAGATATCCAAAGCTATATCAGCAATCTGTTGGTTTATCTTTTCCAACCCCTTGTATGTATAGAAATGTTTAGCCGCTTTGTGCATCCACTCGTGTGCCAATACAAAAGCTGCTCCTTTATCTCCGTTAGCAATCTCCTCAAACAAGAAAGCAAGGTTGTACCATTCGTCTCTACCATCAGTGCACGCTGTAGATATTTCAGTAGTCAGATGAGTATTACCATACATGGCAATCCCGCGTAGTAACCCAAACGGCGGTGACCGCATGAGTCCAATCTTTATAGCTTTAAACTTTCGTTCTGCATTCCTCATTGTTGTTCTCCTTTATAGTAAGTCTTCGTTGTCAGCAGCCCACTTACCAAAGTCTCTGTTAGCGAAGGCAATCAACTTCTTAGTCTCATGCTTGGCAAGTGCAACGCAGAAGATAACTTGCCACTCCTCTTCCATTCGACGTAGGTACTTCAATACATTAGTCAGCGTATCTTTCTCAACGTGTCCTAATAATCCAAAACATAATACTGCCCGTGCTCCTGCTTCTTCTGGTACTAAAGCAGTCATAGGAGTCTCTATGATGGATTGAATAGAAGGTAAAGATTCTTGAAAACGTATGAAGGAAGTAATACTTGCAGCGAACGCTGCCCCAGCCGCACCGGACAAAGCAGCTACCAAAGCATTCTCAGTGTACCCTGCTCGGCTCTCAATTATCCGACTAGCAATCTCCAGTGTACGAGGTGAAACCACATTATCTTGTGGGCTAGATGGGTGAAAGATAAACTCGTTCTTAACATTATCAAGGTAGGAGTCAAGACATTGGGGGTATCTGTCTACCCATGCCATCACAACAGATTGGATATTGTTGTTAACTGCCCACGCCAGCCACTCAGATGAAGTGGATTTACGCACAATCAGTTCAACGATGCGTTGTCTAGTGTGTTGGGCTAGTCCATCACCCACCCCATCGGTGTCAAGGTTACCCGTCATGTAGATAATACTTCCCTCTGGTATCAGTAAGTCTCCCAGTCTGGGCATAAATACTTCTAGCGCAGGGTGAAGCATATTCTTTACAGGGTCAGCACCTTTGGTGAATTCATCAAAGCACATAACAACTGGCTCACCATTATGGATACCGAACCTAGCATTAGGGTAGTAGCGTGTGACTTTATTCTCATGGTCAATGACAGGCATACACACATCACCAAGGTCGAGGTTGCCCACGTCAATAGGTCTACCCATCGCAAGGGGTAATTTTGACTGTCTTGATATTTCGTGAGCAATACTAGTCTTTCCAACCCCCGGCTCGCCTCGGAGCATAAATCTCACGTTGGGGTTATTGACAATAAGTTGGATAGCTTCTTTCAATGTTACAGTTTGGATTTCATTCATTTGCATTCTATTTCTCCTTGTGCATAGGAATTCCTATGCAGATTTTTAAAGTTAAAGTTAAAGTTAAGGTCGTGCGCGTTTTACTCTCTACCTCCTTCGTATTTTTTCCAGATGTATCTTTCATTGCCGTTGAAAGTCTTTTTGTGTACTTCCTTCTCCTCAAAGACTTCATCAGCGAACGCATACTTCACTATGTCGCTGATCGCACCTTTGATTATTCGCGTATTGAAATAATAAGTATTTCTACGTTTTCTATCCCAAAAGTTACCTCTTGCTCGTGCTGTCTCTAGTAGTATAGGTACAAGCCGACCCCATGAGCTTGACCCCTCTACGAGGTCTTTGTATATATCGCGGTAGTACCAATCTTCATGCACGTCATAAAGTTTATCCCCTTGCACCTCTTTAGCGTCGGCTAGTTTAGCCATGCGTATGCAATGGTCTTGAAACTCTTTGAGCGGCTTACGTTTAGCGTTGTACTCCTTGCGCTTGAGGTAATACTCAAAGTGTTTCGGCGGGTCGATAGCAACCCATGAATCACCCTCACATTTCATCTTGATGGTTTTACTAGGGGGGACATGGTAAGTAGTTGATACTTGATCTGGCTCACGCCAACTCCAGAACCTTTTCCCTATAAATACTTCCGTATTACCAAGTTTCGTAGCAAACCAAACATGCGGAAAGAGAATCCCACTAGCAAATGCGTGCGTAGTGTTAGTGATATGGTGACCTGAGTTGTACTCAACTGTGCCATCCTTATAGAAGGTCACCACGTCGGTATCGTACAGCCGACACGCTATCGCATCATCGCGCTTGATGATCTGCATGTGCTTCTTGCGTCTACCATTTTTAGTCTTACAGATGGGGCGTACATTGTTGCTGCCCCTTATAGGTTTTATCTGGGTGTAATGTCCCAGTGCTGATTCGTACGAGTGTAGCTGTGGTAAATCTGTTATTCCTCCAAACATAATAGTCTCCTTAAAGTAGTAGTTTGTTTATTACCTTCACGATGCTTCACGCCGTTCCATCCATTCCTCATATTCGGCGTACAGCTTGGGCGCACTTTCCTCCATGACAGCCATTATCATTATGTCGCTGTACTTCAACCCCTTTTCAAGTTTGTATATGCGTATCGCCATGACTACGTTAGTAGCCACAAGTATTGCTAGTATTAAATTCATATCCATCTTCTATCCTCCTATTTGAAAAATAACTATTGTGAACAAGTAACAGAACGTAGCCGTCCCAATAGCACCTGCGATAACTCCTAATACTTTCAGTACCATTACCCAAGTAGGTGTAGTGTCTGCCCATACGTATTCGTTATGCGGGTCATGTGTGTTTAACTCTTCTTCATTCATTGTCGTTCTCCTTATGTAGTACGTTTAGGGTTGAGTTGCTTTAGTTCATCCTTCGACAGCACCATGTAATTACTTTTGTTTAGCGGTGCTATCGTATGTCTTACTTGTTTAGCTTCAAGTTCTCCACACTTGAAACACGTATCGATACCCAACTGCTTGCGTGCGGGTGAGTATGGTTTGTTACATAAACGGCAAGTTGCCATAGGTTTCTCCTTTGTGGTGTTACAATGTTATAAAAGTAGTGTGTATTGTTACGAGTAGAATAACAATGTGGTACAAACACAGAAGCCACGAATACGTAGGTCTGTAGGAATGTTATGTTTGTATTGTTATATTGTTACGAGAAAAAAGAAAAAAGGTATACGTTTTATGCTTTACTTTTATTTGCACAAGAGGCTTGAACAGACACTAGTAAAAGTTTGTATGTTCTTTTTTTGTGTAACATTACACAATAGGCTGTTTTGCTTTGTGCATCAAAGCATTAGGGCGTAAAGTTAAACATAACATTATAAGATACCGTAACATTGTGGTACATAGTTATGGCGCAGCAGCTCCATAACTATCATCATTTGATAATGATGATCTAGATACTGCATAGGAATTCCTATGCAAGCGAAAATGAGCGAAATCTGGGCACTTTTTTGAAGCCCAAAAAAATTGCCCCATGCGATAAACATGGGGCAAAGTGTGACGTGGTACGTTTTACTGTTTGCGTTTTAACTTCCGCGCTTCCTTAATCGCTTTACGCTTCTCGATGGATTGTTTTAGTCTAGACTTAGATGCAATGAATGCTTTATGTTTGATTCTGTTATTCATTATTTAGACTCCATTGTTTCTACTTTGGTGCGTAGTGTTTCGATACTGGCAAGGATTGTTTCTACTTTCTTTTGACCTGCATCGCTCTCTAGTTTTTGGATGCCCTCCAATAACTCCACTACTTGATTCAAGCGTACCCCAATAGATTTCGCTTTCTTGCTAATCTTAACTGTGGCCGTTTGTACTGTTGGTTTATTTTTGCCCGCTTCGTATTTTTTCTTAGCAGCATTAAATAACTTGCGATTATCTTTTCGTCTTGCCTTGGCTTCAGCAGTTGGTTCTTTACTGCCTTGTACCAACATTAGTTTGAGTTTGAAATTTTGAAGCCATGCTGCAAACGTTTGCGATCCATTAGAATAATACTGAAGCCATAACTTCTTTAGTGTTGCTATCTCTTTATGCCCAGCGTCCCATAACTCACGTGGAAATAAATCACCATATCTTTTTTGGAATGTCTCCCATTTTGATTTCGTTTTATCCGCATTAATTAGTGCAACTATTCCTAGTCCGTTAAGATCCAATTGCGTAGCGTACGAGTGCAATGCACTATTAATGTTGGTCATAGCAGTAGCTTCCCCCGACCATGCTTTAGACACTTTATTACGTGCTGCATTAATAGGAGTCATGTTTACTTTGCTATCAGTATTATTAGTAGCTTTAGTTTCTTTAGTATGTGCTTTCATTTTATTTACTCTTAGTTGTTGCCTAGGAATTCCTAGGCAGATTATGTTTGACTCTTAATGTGGTACACGCGCTTCCCTTGTAACAATGTGGTACACGCGCTCCCACTTACTTAGTAGTGTGACGTGGTACGAATTGATAAAGAGTGCAACGTGGTACGAATTGAGAGTCGATTGGATTGCCTAGGAATTCCTAGGCAAAGCGAGATAATTTCTCTCACTTATATATAGTCTAGCATATTCACAGAATCTTGCATTAAATTGTGGTACGGGTGGGGTATACCCCTTTCCACCAATTAGGGGGGGCGGCTCCATATACATAGTATTTTACACATTGAATCACACAACTTGACAAACTCAAGTAGTAAACCTTAATTAAATCAATGACTTACCCCCACCCCCTTTTTCCTACACCCGTCTGACTCGCACCCTACCCCCCTTCACAGGGAAACACCCCCCTTTGGAGTCCCGTACCTCCTCTTGAATACAGGGGGTATACCTGTGTTACACTTCGCAAAACTCGGTATTTCGGATACCTGCGTATGTCAGTTGTACAAGTGGAACCTACAAAGGACCACCCTATTCCTTACGACTTGTCGGAGGAGAAACCTGCGACTCTGATTGAAGAGATAGCAGTAGCGGGCAACACAGCAGAATTACAAGTAGAAATGGGCGCATCTTTGGATATATCTGAAGGGGATGTGGCTAAAGAACAAGAATTACTCCGCGCTGTAGCGGAAGCGAATAAACCAGCAAATCTTACAAATCAGACCACAGCGTTCGCTGCGGCTGCGTTCCTTCGGACCTACGGTGCTCAACTAGCAATGGATGCAGCACAGGCACGGTCTGCGATAACTAATAAACTCATGGAGATAGCTGACTGCGGTGACCCGCGTTACGAGCTAAAGGCTTTAGAGCTTCTTGGTAAACACAGTGATATAGGTATCTTCACAGAACGAAGTGAGATTACTATTAACTACAAGAGTCCAGAGGAGCTGGAGAAGGCAATCAAGGACAAGGTTAAGAACCTTCTTAACGCTACGTTAATAGACGTAACATCTTTACCTGAAGACTCTGAAGAAGAACTGGACGAACTACTGGGTGTGGTCAATTTTGATACTGAAGAAGAGAATGTAGATGACGAACACAACATCTCCGTTTGATAACATTTCTCTCAAAGACATACCTAACGTATTGCCGTTGTTGTCACAGGCGGAACAGGAAAAGTTATTAGTTGAGCTAGAACATCTGGCGAAGCTGAAGAAACAGAAAAAGGCCCAGACTCGGTTTATAGATTTTACTACGCAGATGTGGCCTACGTTTATTAGCGGGAAACATCATGGCAAGATGGCTGAAGCATTTGAACGGGTGGCTAGGGGCGAGTGTAAGCGCCTTATTGTTAATATGCCTCCTCGTCATACTAAGTCTGAGTTTGCTAGTTACCTTCTTCCTGCTTGGTTTTTGGGGCAGTACCCCCACAAGAAAGTCATCCAGACCTCGCATACCGCAGAGCTTGCGGTAGGATTTGGTCGTAAGGTTAGGAACTTGGTAGATCGGGACGCATACCATGAGATATTCCCTGATTTACATCTGTCAGCAGACAGTAAAGCGGCAGGACGGTGGAACACCAGTAAGGGCGGCGATTACTTTGCGATTGGTGTGGGCGGTGCGGTTACTGGTAAGGGCGCGGACTTATTGATTATTGATGACCCGCACTCAGAACAAGAAGCAGCGTTGGCTGAGATAAACCCAGATGTCTACGACAAGACTTACGAGTGGTACACATCAGGGCCAAGGCAGCGACTGCAACCGGGCGGTGCTATTGTCATAGTAATGACCCGTTGGTCGAAGCGTGACCTGACCGCTAAAGTGTTGAAAGCGGCAGCGGAGCGTGGTGGGGATGAGTGGGAAGTCATTGAATTTCCTGCACTTATGCCTAGTGGTACACCGCTGTGGCCTGAGTTCTGGTCACGAGAAGAGCTGCATGTACTAAAGCAGGAACTGCCAAACTCTAAGTGGATGGCGCAGTATCAGCAGAATCCTACATCGGAAGTATCTGCTATTGTAAAACGTGAGTGGTGGATGACGTGGGAAAAAGAAGACCCTCCCCCCTGTGAGTTTGTCTTAATGGCGTGGGATACAGCGTTTGAAAAGAACAATCGAGCTGACTACTCGGCTTGTACGACATGGGGAGTATTTTACCACCCAGATGATAATGGAGTAGAACAGGCGAACGTAATATTGTTAAATGCGTTTAGGGAAAGGATGGAGTTCCCCAAATTAAAACGTATATCTGTAGAGCAGTACGATGAGTGGGAACCAGATTCTTTACTTGTAGAGAAAAAAGCGTCGGGAGCGCCCCTAATTTACGAGCTTCGGGCTATGGGTATACCGGTGCAAGAGTTCACTCCAACACGGGGTAACGACAAGATAACCAGATTAAACGCAGTGTCGGACTTATTTGCTTCAGGTTTGGTATGGGCACCGAATACAAACTGGGCGGAAGAAGTTATTGACGAGGTAGCAAGTTTTCCGTCTGGAGAGCATGATGACTATGTAGACTCTGTATCGTTAGCTATGATGCGGTACAGAAAAGGTGGGTTCTTAAGATTGCCTTCGGATGAAGCAGAAGAAGTGCAATACTTTAAACAGCGTAGAGGCGGGTATTACTAATGGCTATTGAGAAAAGTTTATTTGCAGCCCCACTAGGGGAAGATGTCGAAGTGGTGGAGCAGTTAGAAATTGAGATAGAACCAGAGATGGTTACACTGGAAGACGGTGGTGTAGAGATAACACTGGTTCCAGACATGGAAGACTCGGACATTACTAACGCACCGTTTGAAGCAAACCTTGCAGAATACCTAGATGACGGACAGTTAAACGAGTTATCGAGTGAGCTAGTACAAGCCGTGGATGGTGACGTAGGTTCGCGCCGTGATTGGGCTGAGACTTTTGTAAAAGGTTTAGAGGTTTTAGGGTTTAGCTACGAGGACAGGACTGAGCCTTGGGAAAATGCTTGTGGTGTGTATAGCACAGTACTAGCAGAAGCGGCTATAAGATTCCAAGCGGAAGCCATGAGTGAGACATTCCCAGCGGCTGGCCCGGTGAAAACGCAGATACTGGGTGAGATGACGCAAGAAAAAGAAGACGCAGCTCTGCGCGTTAAAACCGATATGAACTACGAGCTTACTGATGTGATGGTGGAGTACAGGCCAGAACACGAACGTATGCTGTACAGCCTAGGATTAGCTGGATCGGCTTTTAAGAAAGTTTATTTTGATCCAAACTTGAATAGGCAGACCGCAATCTACATTCCAGCGGAAGATATGATCGTCCCTTATGGCGCGTCTAACCTAGAATCAGCAGAGCGTGTCACTCATGTGATGCGTAAAACCAAGAATGAGATGATAAAACTGCAAGATGCAGGGTTTTATCGGGAAGTAGACCTCGGCGACCCCGTGTCTTTCACTACAGACATTGAAGAAGCCAAGGCTGAACAGTCTGGAATCTCTCTTTCTGCTGATGACCGCTACGCGGTGTACGAAATACACGCGGATATTGTGATTGACGAGGTAGATGGGGCAGATAAGAAAGACGATTCCCTGCAAATTGCCAAGCCTTACGTCATTACTATTGAAAAAGGCACAGGAACAGTGCTGGCAGTGCGTAGAAATTGGAATCCCGATGACCCTTTAAAGCTAAAACGCCAGCATTTTGTACATTATGCGTACGTTCCGGGGTTTGGCTTCTACGGATTGGGCCTAATTCACATTATTGGGGGCTATGCACGGGCTGGAACCTCTATAATTCGCCAATTAGTGGACGCAGGTACGCTATCTAACCTACCGGGTGGCCTGAAATCCCGTGGTATGCGCGTAACTACGGGCGATACTCCCATCGGGCCGGGTGAATTCCGCGATGTGGACGTGCCTAGCGGGTCAATCCGCGAGAATATCCTCCCATTACCCTATAAAGAGCCAAGTCAGACGCTATTGGCCTTATTAGACAAGATAACTGAAGAAGGCCGCAGATTAGGGGCTATTGCGGACATGAATATCTCCGATATGAGCGCAAATGCGCCTGTCGGAACAACTCTCGCTCTGTTGGAGCGCACTCTCAAGCCAATGGCTGCGGTTCAATCCCGTGTCCACTACGCAATGAAGCAGGAGTTTAAACTGCTCAGAGCGATTATGGCTGAGTACGCACCGCTAGAGTATGGTTATGAGCCTGACCGTGGTACGCCTCGCGCCCGCCAAGCCGACTATGCCACGGTGGAAGTAATTCCTGTCAGCGACCCCAACAGTAGTACGATGGCACAACGAGTTGTGCAATACCAAACCGTACTACAGATGGCACAGGCTACCCCTCAGATATACGACCTACCTCAACTGCACCGGCAGATGATTGAGGTCTTAGGTATTAAGAACGCAGACAAGTTAGTACCTACTAAGGATGATATTAAACCCACCGACCCAGTAAGTGAGAACATGAACGTATTGGTAGGTAAACCTATAAAAGCCTTTATATATCAAGATCATAAAGCACACATTGCGGTACATGAGGCGTTTTTACAAGACCCACAGATTGCGGCGTTTATCGGACAGAACCCCGCTGCACAGCAGATTGTCGCTGCGCTTAAAGCACACATAGCAGAACACATGGGTTTCTTGTATAGGCAGCAAATAGAAGAAAGATTAGGTGCGACACTTCCGCCGCCTAGCGAAGAAATGCCAGAGGTTGTAGAGGAGAACTTGTCTAGGTTACTTAGTGAAGCTGCTATAGAACTTACTCAACAAAAACAAGCACAAGCCGCGCAGCAACAGGCGCAGCAACAGGCGCAAGACCCTGCATTCCAGATGAAGCAAGCAGAATTGCAACTTAAGCAGGGTGAACTCCAGCGTAAGGCCGCTAAAGATGCGATGGATGGAGCGTTAGATCAAGAACGTATCGCACTGGATAAAGAAAAAGCACAGACAAACGCTACGTTAGAAGCCAATAGGATAGCTTCACAAAACCAACAAGCAGAAGCTAAGAATGATATAGCCGAAGCTAAAACTATAATGGATATGACTAAAGCAGCTAGTGAAGAAGAACGAACTAGAGCCGAAGCGCATCGTGATGCGTCTGAAGCCTACCGCGATGACCGAGAGGATAGATAATGGAAGAACTTTTACTTGCAGACGGATTTGATGCCGCCTTTATAGGAACTGGGGAGCGTTGTGGGCAACCAACAATTGCGGTATATGACCGAGAAAAATGTATTGAGGTTTTGGAAAAAAGGGATGGTATGACCCAAGAAGAAGCCAATGAGTTTTTTGAGTTTAATGTAGTGGGGGCATGGGTTGGGGAACAAACTCCTATATTTGTAGATTTTGAAGGGGGTAGGTAGTGGCTAAAACTGTCTTTGAAGTATTAGTAGAAAAAATTACAGACCAGAAACGGTCTAGCGAAGACTTTATACAATCCGGTGGAGCTAAAGACTACGCCGCTTATAGAGAAGTGTGTGGTGTGCTTCGGGGTCTGGACACCGCATTACGAGAAATAAATGACCTCTCGCGTATCCATATGGAAAACCAACATGACTGAAATGACAGCGTTAGAAATGAAACGCCAAGAAAAGATAGAAGAGGAAGATGCAGCACAGAAAGACTTAGATGCCCTTATCCCCAAGCCTGTGGGATACAGAGTACTTATTGCGCTACCTAACGTAGAAGAAACTTTTGCGGGTGGAATAGCTAAAGCTGCAAAGACACTCCATGAAGAGTACATCCTGTCTACGATAGGGCTGGTGCTGGACATGGGGGAGCAAGCGTATGCGGATAAAGAACGATTCCCTACTGGCCCTTGGTGTAAACAAGGTGACTATGTAATGTTTCGGGCTAATACCGGCACACGTTTTAAAGTTGGCAAACAAGAGTATCGTCTGATGAATGATGATTCTATTGAAGCTGTCGTTGATGATCCGAGTGTAATATCTCGCGCAAACTAAGGAGTAACTTATGCCTATCCAGAAAGTAGAATACGAGTTCCCTGATCCTGACAAGATAGATGCTGCGGCTGAGATCGAAGTCAATACCCCAGAGGAAACTTCCGAGATAGAAGTGGAGGGTGCTGTAGGGCGTGAAGTCATGCAGACACCTAAGAAAGAACCCACAGAAGTAAAAGTAGTAGAAGATAAAAATATAGAAGTAGAGGTAGTTGATGATACCCCTGAAGCGGATAGGGGGCGTAAACCTTCTAAGCCGCCAGAAGAAGTAACCGACGATGAGTTAGAAAATTATTCAGAAAAAGTTAAGAAGCGTATACAGCACTTTAGTAAAGGCTACCACGATGAGCGTAGGGTTAAAGAACAAGCGTTACGCCAAAAAGAAGAAGCCATACTGTATGCTCAAAAGCTTATGGAAGAAAACCAACAGCTAAAGGCTACAGGGGATCAAAATCATAACGCTTTAATTCAATCTGCTAAAAAACAAGTTGAGTCTGAGCTTGCTGTAGCCCAACAAAGCCTTAAACAAGCACATGATAACGGGGAAACTGACAAACTTATTGAGGCACAACAGCAGTTAAACCAAGCACAAATACGAGCAGATAAAGTAAATAGTTTAAAACCTAAACAAACTCAAGCTTTACAACCACAACAAAATACTGTTCAATCACAAGAACTTGCGTCCCCGGAGCCGCAGCAATTTGAACGTGATGAAAAAGCTGAAGCATGGGCCGATAATAATACATGGTTCGGAAACGGGCCAGAAGGCAATCCAGAGATGACAGCGTTAGCTTATGGGTTGCATACAAAATTAGTTAATGAGGGTGTAAGTCCTCAATCTGATGAATACTACGAGAAGATTAATTCTCGGATGCGTGAAGTGTTCCCCGCTGAATTTGATGAGGGGATAGAAGATGAACCGGAAACACCCAAGAAAAAATCGAGCAATGTGGTTGCACCCGCTACGCGGAGCACGAAACCTAATAAGGTTACATTATCGCAGACACAAGTTGCTTTAGCGAAACGTCTTGGAGTACCGCTGGAAGATTACGCCCAACAGGTTGCAGATTTAAGAGGAAATACAAATGGCTGAGAACAGATTAGACAGAGAACTAGATACCAAAGAAAAGAAAGTCCGTAAACCTGCGTGGAAAAGGCCAGAGCTTCTACCTGATCCTACCCCGCAAGATGGTTACACTTTTCATTGGGTTCGCGTTGCTACAAACGGTCAAGCTGATCCAACCAACGTTTCTTCTAAGCTACGAGAAGGTTGGGAGCCGTGTAAAGCCTCAGACCACCCTGAGATTCATTTGGTGAGTATTGAGAATGATCGCTTTAAAGACAATATTGTTATGGGCGGTCTAATGCTTTGCAAAGCTCCAAAAGAACTTGTTGAGGAACGCAGTGCTCATTATAAAGAAACTAATGAAGCGCAAATACGTTCTGTAGACAATAATTTAATGCGAGAGTCTGACCCTAGAATGCCTATGTTTAATGAACGGACTTCTAAGGTTACTTTCGGTAAAGGATAATTAGGAGATATAGATGGCTACTACAGCTACCCCTTATGGGCTACGGCCTATAAACGAGGTGAGCGGACTCCCTTATGCAGGGGCCACTCGCAAACTTCCTATTGCGTCCGGTTATGGTACTAATATTTTTTATGGCTCAATTGTCGTAATTAATGCTGCAGGTACTATTGAACTGTGTACGGATATAGGTTCCGCCGCTGATCCATTCCCCGCCGGTACTATTGGTGTGTTTATGGGTTGTTCTTATACAGATGCGACACTAGGTTTTGTTAACCGTCAGTACTGGCCTACCGGCACAGTGGCTTCTGATGCGTTAGCATTCATCGTTGATGACCCAGATGTTGCCTTCCAAGTACAAGCTGATGGAGCAATGGCCCAAGCTACACTGGGTATGAATGCACCGTTAGCGGCAGTTCAATCTACTGCCACTGGAAGTACAGCTACAGGTAATTCTAATGTAGCATTAGACGCAACTACCGCAGCTACTACGGGTATTGCTTTCAGAGTTATTGATTTTATCGATGCTCCGGGCAGTGAAGTAGGTGATGCGTTCACTGATGTGGTGGTTAAATTTAACCCCGGATCGCACTCATACACCAACAGCACCGGTACAGCTTAAGGAGATTGACAGATGGCTATTTCAAGAGCGCAACTCCTCAAGGAACTATTACCGGGTCTAAATGCCCTGTTTGGCCTTGAGTACGCACGATACGGTGAGGAAACTAAAGAAATCTTTGAGACAGAGACTTCTGACCGTTCCTTTGAAGAAGAAGTAAAATTGTCAGGCTTTGGCGCTGCACCTGTTAAGAACGAAGGTTCAGCTATTCAGTATGACAATGCCCAAGAAACCTACACAGCTCGTTACGTAAATGAAACGATTGCTATGGGATTTTCAATAACTGAAGAAGCTATTGAGGATAACCTATACGATTCGCTTTCAGCGCGTTATACGAAAGCACTAGCTAGAGCAATGGCTTACACCAAGCAAGTTAAAGGTGCGACCATACTCAACACTGGTTTTGCTGGTGGGCCTACTTATGGAGACGGTCAGGTTTTATTCTCGACCGCACATCCATTAGTTTCGGGTGGAACTAACGCGAATACTCCAGCTACTGGCGTTGATTTAAACGAAACTTCCTTGGAAGCAGCGATTATTTCAATAGCAGCTTGGACTGATGAGCGTGGCCTGTTGATTGCAGCTAAACCTCGTAAGCTTGTTATTCCTCCTGCGTTGCAATTCGTTGCTACACGCTTGATGGATTCCGAGCTTAGAGTGAGCACTGCTGACAACGACATCAACGCAATGCGTAACAATGGCTCAGTCCCAGAGGGTTATACAGTTAATAACTATCTGACTGATGGCAACGCATGGTTCTTGATGACCGACGTTCCAAATGGACTTAAGCACTTTGTCCGTACACCGATGTCTACATCTATGGATGCTGATTTCGATACAGGCAACAGCCGTTACAAGGCTCGTGAGCGATACAGCTTCGGCGTATCTGACCCACTTGGCGTGTACGGTTCGCCCGGTGCTACATAGCTCCTCCTTAAAATCATAATAAGATGTACGAATGATTTTGACCCCGCCTTGTGCGGGGTTTTTTATTGGGGTACACTTTCTGCAATCGGGATTAACCCGTATATCTGACAGCGCCCGACTGACTTCATGCAGACAGATATACCCCAACTCGCATGAGAGGAATTTATAATGGCTAGAACTACTTTTTCTGGGCCTGTCCGGTCACTCAACGGTTTTGTTTCCGCTGGGCCGGGAGCGGCACAAACAATCACTGCTGACAACGCTACGTTAGCTCTTTCTATTTTCCCTACTCCTACAGTAAATGCGGCGGGTAACCCCACTGGGGCTATAACTCCGGGCAATGCAGGGGTTATTAATGTCTACGGTTCAAACAATGCAGGTGGTGCAGGACAGCTAACACTTCCCGCTATACTGGATACTGTGCCTTCAAGCACTACTCCCGCCACTGATCCAACTGCCCCTGACCAACAGAACCAACTAGGTGCTCAGATTATTGTTATTAGCGCGTTTGACCTTGCTAACAACTTAGTCATTAAGCCTTCTGGGGCTGATGTGTTTACTGGATACGCAATGTCTGTAGATTCAGCAGGGCTTACTAAGACGTTTCTAGCTACACCAAATGATACTACCTTCACTTGGAATGGCGGTACTACTGGCGGTGACATAGACAGTATTATCAAGTGTACTATTGTTGCTGCGAATACGTGGTACGTAGAAGCGGTATGTTTTGGCGCTGGCGGCGGTGCTGGTGCTACTCCATTTAGTGCTTAATATAAACTATAGGGAGTAACTTATGGCTGATACATTAACGACGCAAATCATACAGGATGGCGGTCGCACAGCTATTATTAGAGGCAATGTAGCGGTAGGTAATACTGACGTTGTTACTTCTGTAATAGTTGATGTGTCTGCTCTTTCTGCCGATCCTGTTACTGGGCAAGCTTGTACAGCGGCTACTGTACAAGCGGTTACTTATGCAAGTACAGGCGTGGCTGTTACCTTGGCATTTGATGCTACCACCGATGTTCCTATCTTTACTCTTCCAGCGGATTGGACAGAGCAGTATGACTTTACTGACTTTGGTATTCCTAACCCCGGAATTTTCGGAACAGCAGGTAACACAGGTGATATTGTAGCGACTACAGTAAGCCCAACAGGAGGAGATACGTACTCTTTTATTGTTACGGTAACTAAGTTGTATGCCAGCGTCTAAGAAAAAGGGAACTATGAAAGGCCACACCATTAAAGGTGGTCAGAAGCGTCCGACTAAATCTGGCGCAGGTATGACCAAGAAGGGTGTGGCTAAATATCGTAGGGACAACCCCGGCTCTAAACTCAAGACAGCCGTTACTGGTACAGTAAAGAAAGGCAGTAAAGATGCAAAGCGGCGTAAGTCGTTCTGCGCCCGTTCTGCTGGTCAGATGAAAAAATTTCCCAAAGCAGCTAAAGACCCTAATTCTAGGCTGCGTCAAGCCAGAAAACGGTGGAAGTGTTAATGCCCAGTAAAACGAAGAAACAAGCTAAATTTATGGCGGCAGTGGCTAACAGCCCTAAGTTTGCTAAGAAAGCAGGAGTCCCACAAAGTGTGGGTAAAGAGTTTGCGAAAGCGGACAAAGGTAAAACTTTTAAGGAGGGCGGTATGCCTAGTTATTTTAATAGTAGCAAAAAGAAACCCGGTAAAGCAGTTAAAAAGTATGCTGGGGGTGGTAGAGCACATGATAAAAGAGTTATTCGTAACTTAGATGATGAAGATTACAGGATTCGTAACAGAACAGGTAGTAATACTGATGCTGAACGAAGACGTATAAACAGAGAAAAAGACTTTGAAAAGAACAAGTTAGGCGGTATGGCTGCTGGTGGTAAAGTTAAAAAGCAGGGATACAACGACCGCTTAGATGAGTCTATGGGGGCTAGGAATGGCAAGAAGTCCCAAAGCATGGCTTCTCGTAGAAACGAAAGCAAAGGCATGGAAAAGTCTATGGGTAGAGGCGCGTATTCTGGCGCTTCTACTATGATGGCAAAAGGCGGTAAGGTAGGTAAAAAAGCTGCTAGACGCGGAGATGGCCCAATTTTGCAGCGTGGATTTACACGCGGTGGTATGGTTTAACTAATTGATATGTAAGGAGATACACTATGGTTGGCTTATTTGGCAGACCTGATCCGGGCGAAACACCTGCCCCTAAAGCAAAACCTAAAGCAGAGCCTACGAAACCTGCGGCTAAAAAGGTATCAAAGAAAAAAGCTAAGTGAGGTAGTTGGTATGATGAAGTGTAGGGGTATGGGAATGATGGACGCTTCTAAAATGCCCCGCAATACTAGAAAAATAACCGCCCTTAAAAAAGGTGGTTCTGTTAAAGATGCTTGTTATCGGAAGGTTAAGAAACAATACAAAGTTTTTCCTTCTGCGTATGCGTCAGGGGCTATAGCCAAGTGCAGGAAGAAGAAAGCTAGTGGCCGTTCGTAAAACAGAAAAAGGAGCCGCGCTAAAACGTTGGTTCAAAGAAGATTGGAAAGACGTAAAGACAGGCAAAGCCTGTGGACGTAAGAAAGGGGATAAGCGAGGAACGCCTTATTGTAGACCTACTAAAAGGGTGTCAAGTAAAACACCTAAAACGTCAAAGGAAATGACAGCGGCAGAAAAGAAGTCTCGTATAACGCAAAAGAAACGTTTGGGCCAACCAGCAGGTAAACCAAGGCGAGTTAAAGCTTTGAAAAGGAAGAAGAAATAATGGCTACATCTGGAACTACAGCATTTACGATGGACTTCACAGAAGTTGCTGAAGAAGCTTTTGAACGTGCTGGGCGTGAGCTTCACTCCGGTTACGATTTAAAAACTGCTAGACGCTCTATGAACTTGCTTACTATAGAGTGGGCTAATCGTGGTGTTAATATGTGGACGATTGATGAAGGGTTTGTAAACCTTGGGCAAGGCACTGCTACTTATAACCTCCCTGCGGATACCATTGATTTACTTGAACAAGTTATCCGTACTAATGAAGGTAGTACTACGTTACAGACTGACTTAAATCTTTCCCGAATCAGTGTAGACAATTACGCTTCTATCCCTAATAAACTTACCCAAGGTAGACCTATTCAGTGTTGGGTAGATAGGCTACGTGACCAACCTACCATTACGGTGTGGCCTATTCCTGACCGAGGCACAGTGGGAGCGCCTTACTATGTGGTTAGGTATTGGCGGTTGCGGCG